CAGCTTAGGTGAACTACGTGGTTCACAGGCTATTGCACAACTGTCCGACATTGTCATTGGTATGGAACGTGACCAGCAGAACGAAAACGAAGACATTAGAAACACTACTACTGTACGAGTCCTCAAAAACAGGTATACAGGTGAAACTGGACCCGCTTGTTGGCTACAGTACGAGAAACAAACAGGGAGGTTACAGGAAGTTGCAAATCCTAATGTTGGCGAGGACTTCTAATGGTTCAAAAAAGTTTGTTGCGTTTTGGTAAAAGACCAGACATCATAGAAAAAAGAAATTTTATAAGAAAATATAAAACAGACAAAGGATGCCAAGAATGTGGTTTTAATGAATTACCTGAAGCTTTAGAACTGGACCACGTCGACAGAACAAAGAAAAACTTTAAGATGTCAAAGGGACATTGTTATTCATGGGAAAGAATACATAAAGAACTAGAAAACTGTGTTGTCCTATGCTCTAACTGCCATAGAAAAAAGACAACGGAAGAAAAAGACTACTTAGAAACCGACTACGTGGAGCCTGAAGAACTACAGTATGATTTATTTGGATCTTGAAGCTGACGGTTTTAACCCAACAACCATCTGGTGCGTAGTAACCAGGGAAAATGGTGTTAGTACCGTGCATACTACTCCAGATAGCCTCTGTAAGGCTCTAGAAGGCTCTGTGAGCGTTTGTGGACACAACCTAATAGGTTATGACCTACCAGTGCTAAAACGTCTCTGGAGCGTTTCTGTGGCCTCTGAGCGTATAGTTGATACTTTAGTACTTTCACGTCTTTTTGACCCTAGTAAGTCAGGTGGTCATTCTTTGAGAAATTGGGGGAATGAGTTGGGCTTTCCCAAAGGTGACCACTCTGACTTTTCTTGTCTGTCACAAGAGATGATTGACTACTGTATACAGGACGTAGCAGTCACAGAAGCAGTACACCAGAAGTTAGTCAAAAGCATGGCTGCATTTTTACCTGAGTCCCTTGATTTGGAACATAAGGTTCAGTGGATCGTACAACAGCAGGAAACTAACGGCTGGACTCTGGACCAACGGTTAGCCAACGAACTATGCGCTACGTTCAAGGAAGGTATGAATGACATACAAGCCGAATTACAAGAGATGTTTCCACCCATTATCGAAGAAAGGTTCTCTGAGAAAACCAAGAAGCGCCTTAAAGATAAAGTTACGGTTTTTAACGTTGGGTCACGGCAACAAGTTGCAGAGAGACTTAAAACAAAAGGCGCTGTGTGGACAGAAGTCACGCCAAGTGGAAAGCCTGTTGTCGATGAGAAGACGCTTAAGCAAAACAGTCATGTCCCAGAAGCGGCAAAAGTTTTGGAATATCTGTTGCTTCAGAAGAGACATGCTCAGGTACTCTCCTGGTTGGAAGCTGTCAAGGAGGACGGTAGAGTACACGGAAGAGTCATTAGCAACGGTGCTGTTACTGGAAGGATGACACACCAGAATCCTAATATGGCTCAAGTACCGGCTGGACACAGCCCCTACGGTAAAGAGTGTCGCTCCTGTTGGACTGTACCTGAAGGCAAGAAACTCGTAGGTTTTGACGCTAGTGGCCTTGAACTACGCATGTTAGCCCACTACATGGACGACAAGGAGTTTACTAATGTCCTTCTCACCGAAGACATTCACACAAGAAATCAAATGGCTGCGGGACTTGAAACAAGACCTCAAGCAAAGACTTTCATCTACGCTTTCCTCTACGGAGCCGGAGATGCAAAAATTGGAGCTATCGTTGGAGGAAGCGCAAGAGATGGTGGAGATCTTAAACAGAGATTTCTACGAAATACACCTGCTCTTGAAAGTCTACGAGAACGGGTTGGTAGAGCATCTGGGAGAGGTTATCTCAGAGGACTTGATGGAAGAAGGCTTAGAGTTAGATCTGAACATGCTGCATTAAATACGTTGTTACAAGCTGCTGGAGCTATTGTTATGAAGAAGGCCCTTGTTATCTTAGATGAGTACGCCAACCAATGGAAACTGGACTACAGGTTTCTAGGTAACATACATGACGAGGTTCAAGCCGAAGTAGCCACTAACCATGCAGAGAAGTATGGTTGGTTGGCAGTAGAGTGCCTTAAGGCTTCAGGTGTGGCTTTTGACTTACGATGTCCTTTGGACGGAGAATATAAGGTAGGTACTACGTGGGCGGAGACTCATTAACAAAACAGTACAGTTTTATAGATGAAGAAGATTATGAAATAAAGGGAGATACCAGTTGGTGTGTAAAGTGTGAAAAAGATTTGCCTGTTTCTTTTTTCTCTAGGAACTCAGGTAGACCTTACTTAAGAACTGAGTGTAATAAGTGTCTGACACACATGAGGAAAGTTATTGAGCACTTAAAGAAAACTAACTCTTACCCTCCTGAAGATTATAACTGTCCTATCTGTCTCAGAAAAGGAGAAGATGTGCTAGGATTAGGAGGAAAGACACACAAGAGTCCTTGGGTTTTAGATCATTGTCACGAAACAAACGAGTTCAGAGGCTGGTTATGTCATTCTTGTAACAGAACTTTAGGTGGTTTTAAGGACGACATAGATAGGCTTTTAAGAGCCATAGATTACTTGGAGCAATTAAAATGAAAAATATCCATACATTGATAAGTGACATCTACAAACTGGTTGAGACTAAAGATGTGCCAGAGGGTGTTGACATTGAACACTGTATTGAGGAGTTTGGTGAGGGCGTTAAGAGCCTTATGCGTCAAGAGTTCACACAAAAGCGAGATGCCTCTCGTAAGTTACGCATGTCCAACATAGGACGCAGTGACCGCTTCTTATGGAATGTTTACAACGACGTAGAGAAGCTGGACGACATGCAACCTAGTACTTACGTTAAGTTTCTTTACGGACATTTGATCGAAGAGATGTTACTTTTCCTTTCACGCGCAGCAGGACATGAGGTTACAGATGAACAGAAGAAGTGTGAAGTTAACGGTATTACTGGCTCTATGGACTGCAAGATTGACGGTGTTGTCACGGACGTCAAGTCTGTTTCAACATTTGGGTTTAGGAAATTCAAAGACGGCTCTATGGCTTATGACGACCCGTTTGGCTACGTGGCGCAAATTAAGGGATATGCGAATGCAGAAGGCGCTACTAAGTTCGGATGGTTAGCAATGGACAAACAGAATGGGCACTTGACGTACCTAATGTATGACGAAGAGGACACTCAAGCGCCTGTACATGAGAAGATTGGTTATGACATCGGTGAACACGTTGACCACGTTAAGCAGATGGTGTTGCAACCGGAACCACCTGAACACTGTTACCAACCTAAAGCAGACGGCAAGAGTGGTAACATGAAGTTGGACATAGGGTGTTCCTACTGTTCCTATAAGAAGAATTGTTGGCCTGATGTAAGAGCTTTTGCTTACTCTTCAGGACCACGCTATTTAGTAGAGGTATTTAATGAACCGAAGGTCCAAGAGATCCAAATTTAGAAGTACTTTTGAAGAAGACGTCAGTAAAATACTACAGGAGTTTAACTATGAGCCTTTCACTATTCCTTACACTATCTCTAGGAGCTACCGTCCTGACTTCGTTGATGCTAGCGGTTTATATCTTATTGAGTGCAAAGGATATTTCAGAGATGGAGACACCAAAAAATACACCAGCATCAGAGACAGCCTCCCAAAAGAACAAGAGCTAATCTTTGTTCTCATGCAGCCTAACAAAAAGATACGTAAGGGTGCTAAAATGACTATGTCTGAGTGGTGTGACAAAGAAGGAATACTTTGGTACAGCCTCAACACACTACAGGAGCTTACTGACTATGTCGCTAACTCTGGAGGAAATTAAAGAAAAGCTTTTGAAGTTCTACGATCCTGACGACTTACTGGAGGCATTAGAGATTACTTCAGAAGAACTTATTGATAGGTTTGAAGACAAGTTAATAAACAGATTTGACGCTTTTGATGAGGAGTTTAAAGAGGAAGAAGTTTATGAGCATTGACGACGCAACACCAGGTGATTGGGATACCTTAACAGCACTGAATAAACTATCGATTAGGAAAACACCAGACCCTGTTGAACAA